CTGAAGGGTCTGGGAGTTGTCTTGCTTTTTCTTCGTCTGACTTAGTCATTAATGCAGTTAAATCCACTGCTTGCGATAAGTCGAGTTTGTTACTCATCCGATTTCTCCAATCTGTCTTTAAGGTCTAATGTGTATCCCCGTGCAGTCAGTAGACCCCGAACCTCACCACACAGTTTTTTGTAATCCTCAAACTTATCAATGTTTCCATTCACGATGGATTCTTGTAGTTGTTGGACTTTTTCGTCAATCTGTTTTAGAAGAACCTCTAATCCAGTCATTGTTTATCCTTATCTTTTCTGCTTTCTGCTACTACTTTATTCGATGCAACTACCTGTGTTGCAGCTTGTACTGCAGAAATACGACGTTGTGTAGACTTGTCCATCATGTCAATACCTAGCTTAGTAGCTTCTAATTCGCTTTCCCTATCTAGTTTGTCACGATCAAACTCCATCTTAATACCTGTCTTAGTACCTTCAATTTCTAGCTGACCCATAGTACGTTGCTCTTCAATATCTAATTGACGCTCTCTTAGGCTGATTTCAGCCTTATCTTTGATAGTTCTACGTTCTAAGTCTTTAGACTTAATATCCAATTCTTGCTTCTGCATCTGGATAATTGGGTCTTCAGCTTGTTGCTGTGCTTGAGCTTGTGCGGCTTCTTGTTGGTGTTTTTGTAATAACTGAGTAGATGCTTGTGCAACCAAACGAGAGATTTGAACTTCGTACTCTTCTGGTATCTGCTCTTCGTCTTGACCATCCTTAATATATGGAAGTGGTGCTCCCATTTCTTGTTCGATCTGTTGGCGATACTTAAACCCGTAATGTTCTGCCATATGTGCTTGCAAGGCGCCCATAATTGCTTGTGCTTGTGGGTTTTGTCCCATCATCGCTGCAGTCATAGGGTCTTGTAAGAAGTTTTGGTGAGCCATTATATGGGCTTCATGGTCTTGATAGACAAACGCTTTGATTGGTTTACCTTTAAACGCGTTCATATTCTCAGTAATTGGGTCTTGTGGTTTAGCATCATCCTCAAGAGCTACTAATTTAGAAGCGTTCTGAATACCTAAGACCTCTAACATCTGACGATGTAGCTGTGGCATGTTGTAAATCTGTGGTGCCTGTTGAGCTAACTGTAGTACTGCTTGGTACTGGACAATCTTCTGAGCCATTGTTGCTGCATTAGGGTCTGAGACTGGAATAACTTCACAACAGTCATAGTCAGACTTCTTAGCACGTGAACTACCTTCTACTGGCTCATAGTTGTATTCTTCTGGGGTGTAGTCAGCAATGATTGTTTTAAGGAGTTTTAATTCCTGCTTCATTGAGTAGTGAACACGAGCCTGTACTGCAGACATAACTTTTAATGTGCGCTCAAGAATAGCTAGAGTAGTTCCAACAGGAGCCTGACCACTCATATCAGCTACCTTCATATCAGCTGCTGAAGCAAAACGACGACCTTCTTCTACGATAGTACCAAGCAATGAATACAGAACTTGTGAAGGCTCTTTATATGGTAATGGCAGAATATTATCTTTCATTACTCCTGAAGGTACATCTACGTCACGCCATTCACCTGGAGCGATTGGGGTGTCATCGCCTTTAACACGCAAGCCTCGGGTTTTGAAACCGCCGGGAAGGTTGGACAGTGTGCCCGCATCGACGAGCTGACGAATAAGGGCTGTTCCTGACTTTGCGAAAGCACCAACGAGATGGATAAGGCCGAAGCAATAGAAGCCAAAACCAGGGACGTAACCATAATGAACAAAGTGATTTCTTTTTTGTTTATTCTTATCTTCTGGGTTCCAGTTACGGCGGATTGACAACACTTCCATACTGCCTTTTTCAAGCGTAACAACATATGGTAAGGCAATGCCAGTAGGCTCTCCATCTTCATCTTCATCCTCGTATCCAGGCAAATCTAAATCAACGTGCATTTCCAATAACTTGTATCGGTCATCTGAGGTTGCCTGAAACCCCATCTTTTCTGCAATCTTTTTCTCTACTTCATCAAACGTATTGCTAGGTTCCCCTAAGTCAATATCACGATAAAAGCCAGCGTACTGTAGGCGTTTAACTTCGTTTTCGGTCTTACGCATTACATGGGTAACACGTGGAGATGTTTCTAAATTACTTGCGCCGTACGGAACTACAATATCTTCCGCAGGTATAAACATTGATACTTGGCGATTTAATGCTGGGTCGAAGTAAACTTTCTTAAACGCATTACCTGCTAAACCCAAGCCCCATATCATGCGCTCATGTTCAGGTCGGAATTCTGTCATCACATCTGTTAGCTGATAGTTCATGTCATCTTGCACACGAGTAGCAGCGTCTTTTTTCTCTGGAGTCTCTTTACCAATGATCTGGGTTTTAACTGGACCTTGTGCGGGGAAGGTCTCCATAATTGTCTCAGCTTGGAACTTAACCAAAGCTTCGGAGAGAAGTGGGTGGTACACACCACAAGCGCCAGGCCAAGGCTCCATGCGCTCTTCAATCTTCATACCCAATAGCTCTAGGCCATCAACGTATGTTTGCATCCAGTCTTTTCTAGAGGAGATGTCGTCCTCAAAATCGCTAAGTAAGTCCCCTACGATCTGAACTAATTCTTTCTCGCTGATGTACTCGGCTAAGTTAGCATCAAAATCATCATCGCTAGGTTCTTTAGGTTCAAGGTCGATCTCTAAGTCGCCCGTAATAATCTTAACTGATTCTGGATCCTCGATCTCAATTTCTAGGGCTGGCTCCATATCGTCAAGTGCCTCTAACCCAACGGGGGCTTCGTATAAACTTTTTTCAATCGACATAATAATCCTTAAACATTATAATAGCCCTTGTTGCGGCTAGATTTAAACTCTCGTACTTCATCTTCTTCGTCGCTATCTAGCTGAATAAAACCGCCTCGGCGAAAACGTAGTAAAGCTTGGGTCATCGAGTCAACTAAGTCATCATGCTCGCCTGAAGGAAAGCTAGCTGTCTCTTCCATTAACTCTTCTGCCCAACTTGTTGCGGGTACCCATACCCTGCCAGACGCAAATATATCTGCTACGGCATTTAACCTGGCAATTTTATCATTACCTTTACTAGGTACAAACTCTTGTACCGGAATACCCATCGCTCGTAGCTCAAATATCAACGGCTGTCCTGAAGCTTTTGCCTCGACAATGAGTGAATCTGGATCCCATTCTTTATAGTGTTCAAAGGCAGTTTGTTTTAACTCTGGAAACTCCATACGCCTTTTAAAGCTATTTAACAAGATAATATTAGGCATATCTACACCCCTATCATTGGGTTGATAGAACACTCCCCATGTAGTACATGCGCAAAAGTCACTTCTTTGGGTCTTTAAAAAGGCTGTATCCCAGCTTTGTATCGTAAATTCACAGTAAGGTGGGTCTTCGTGCTCCCAAATCTTCCACCATTCACGCTTAACAATAGCAGAAACATCTGAGGTTGGCTGTTGCATGTACTGCGCCATCCATTTTCCGTTAGGAAGTTCATTTTTAAGCGCTTCTAGCTCAGTTAAACTCCAAAATTCAGGCCATAAAGGTAGATCATTAGGCAAAATAGCAGGAAATTCGATTACTTCCCAGTCTTCACCCGACCTTTGCATGGCAGATTTAAGAACTTGGCCTGTTAAATCCTTTTTAGACCACCTTGTCATAACAACTACGATAGATCCACCTGGCTGTAGACGCTGACGAGGACCAGATGTATACCACTCATAGACCTTATCGTAGACTTCGGGGTTGTTTTCAGCTAGTGTTGCTTCTTGTTCTGAGTGCGGATCATCAATAATAAGAATATCTGCTCCCTTACCCGTGACAGCGCCTCCAATACCGATAGCAAAATAGTCTCCGCCTTGGTTAGTTGCCCACCGTCCAGCTGCTTTAGAGTCAGACTGTAATCCAACGCCTGGGAATATAGATTTATAGACTTCTGAATCGACGAGGTTCCTGACTTTTCGGCCAAATCCAACAGCGAGTTCAGCAGTATGGGCAGTTTCGATGATTTTCTTTTTTGGGAACTTGCCCAAAAACCAAGCAGGTAATAAATAAGAAGCAAATTCGCTCTTTGTATGCCGCGGAGGCATATTAATAATAAGTCGTTTACATTCACCACGGGCTACCCTTTCAAATGCTGCTGCCATTTTCTTATGATGTGCCCCGTCAATGAAGTGAGGCCATACCCTATGGACAAAATCCATAAAGTTCTCTTGACAATTTTCTTTATTCTTAACTTCTAAAGTTACATCTAGCTCTTCTAATAGTAAGCGCAGCTGGGCATCGGTCATATTCCCAAGGCTTTGTTCCAGAGTTTGAAGCTCGTTTACGCTAAGCTGGGTCATCTATATCAACAATTTCCGTATCTAGGCTGTTGGTTAGCTTTTCCGATTTTGGCGTTACATCTATAGTATTCATCTGAATTAAGAGGCGAATCTTCTCTCTAATAGCTTCTTGCAGTTCTGAGCTGTTCTTATGGGTAATAGTAATTTCTTGGTGTTCTGTAAAGAGATCAGATGCCTTGCCAATAAGTTCCACAGCTTTAATAGCTATCTTATTATCCTCATCTTGGCTCATCTCAAGCAGTCTATTAATAGCAATGTTCCGCAAAGTGACCTTGTCGTGTACTACTTGCTGGTCGTAGTGGGTGATGTATCCACCAAGAGCTAGGGCTATGCCTGGGGTTTGTGCTATTGCTTTTGCTTGTTTCTTAGTTGGCTTAGAAGGGTCCGTTCCGTCTACCTTTTTAAATAGTTCCTTGGCAGCGGCGTCGTCTTCGGGGGTAACTTCTATATCTGCATCTAGCTCTTTAAGAAGAACTGCAGTATTAGCTTTTACACGTATTGTGTCAGAAATAGTATCTACGCTGTGCGCGTGTTCATGCTTGGGCACAGGATGATCCATTGTAGGTTGAACTTCTATTGTCATTTGTTCTTGCGGTTTGTGGCAAAGATTAAATGGATTGTATCAGTTTTTCTTCGTAGTGGTGTATACGGTGGCAGTTAGCACAGAGGACTATGCACTTCTTTATTTCTTCGTGCGCTCTTTTATATTGCCCATTAGCCGATAAGCGGTGAACGTTGCTTTCTTTCTGGCTTGGGTCTGTGTGGTGAAAGTCTAGGGCGGCTGGGTGGGAGAAGTTACATTTGGCACATGCGAGGGTTGATTTAAAAGCTAACCACTCTTCCCTACATTGCCGTCTATATTTGGCGTTTGCTTCTAAAGCTTTTTCTTTATTGGCTAGGTAGTGCTCACGGCTGTATACCTTGTGCTTTCTTTTTCTTACGCTCTCGTCTTTGTATGGCATCTTGGTTTACCTTATATTTCCAATACAGCGCATTTTTGAATCCCCACGGATTCCCTGGAGTATATAACTTAAAACCAGCGTTGATAAGAGAATTAGAACTTGCGGGGTTATCTGTTGTATCTGTAACACACCAATTCCAACCCAATTCTTTAGCCTTACGTAATCTTACTTTTATTAGGCGTAGTTGAAGGCCGTGTCCTGTAAAGCCATCCATTACACCAGCTCTACATAAATAGCCTGTATCTGTCCACTGAATCGACCGGACCAGCCCCGCAAAACCAACAGGCTTTCCACATTCCGCATACACAACCCACCAATGACCTCGATCCGTCTTGTACGGAGTATCCGCCGGAAGGATTTTCCTTTGTAGAAAACTTAGTGTGGTTTGAACTGACGGGACTCTGGTGTCCACTTTTCTTACGGTGAATTTCATACATAGCGCCCCTAGTATTTGGTGTGGAGGATGCATCGGTATGTGAAGCCGGGGTTAAATTAACTGCACCCCCCACCAGGGTATTTTACTACTTTTTGAACTGCTCAAGCATTGTAATAGTCCAGTCAATCCACATCTTATTGGCCTTCTTTACTTGCTCTGTGGCGTCTTTGAACTGCTTGTCGAAATCTAAAAAATCAAACATAGGGTTTCTCCTTATAGGGGTTAGTTTTGTCTATTGTAGCGGATTTTATGCTGCGCTGCAACATAGGTTTGATATGTATAGTATTTGCAGTTTTGTAGACATGTTTGTGGGATATGTGTAGTTTGGT